CTGCCGCAAGGCAGTGCTAGACACAAGAGAGACCGTTTTCAACGGTTTGAGACTTATTCGGATTCGCTTTGGGTTACCCCATAGTGAATGCCCGGATCTCGAACCGTCTGAATTAAATCGCTATCTCTCTTTTCTCTTACTTCAAGGCCAAAAGAGGGCCTCCGTACCTTTCCCACGACGCCAAACTGGCAGACGGGATGGTACGGGGCTTTTGGCTTTGTCGAGGATGGGGAAACGAATGCGATGGGAATTTGCCCATTCTGTCGCATCAATTAAGCGCAACCTGCCCCAGGGTTGTCGTTTCCACACCCCTTCCTGTGCGGATGCATGGAAAGCATCCGCATTCTCTAACCCCCCCCCTTCTTCTCCGGAGTATCTCTCGTTTATACGTAGAGAGGTACGCAGGATGTTTCCATTCGGTTGGGACCGTGACTATGAGAAATTCGTGTATTCTCATGTCCCCAATGCCACAGCTAGGTTCTCAGATAAGAGAGCCGACCATGCTTGGATGGGCGAATGGAAGTCCTATGTCGGTCAATGCTTGAGCGGTCCCTTTGTCACAGGGATACCGTTCCAAGCGCGGTACAAGGAAGTGCTTAGTGCTGGCAAGGTCAGGCCTTTGATTATTTATGATAAGGCTATTGACATGTTAGCTCCTTTGCACAAGATGCTTTTCAAGCATCTTTCCAGGCAGTCCTGGTGCCTTGTCGGGCCGCCGACATCGGAGAAGATTTCATCTACCTGTAGGTACAAGTATCAGACTAGCATCGACCTGGTCAGTGCTACTGATAACTTGTCCCTCGAGTCCACAGAGGCCATCCTCGGGTCACTACTTAGTAAGTGTGAACGGGTACCTGGCGGCATACGTGAGCTTGCTCACCTGTCGCTTCGTCCTTTAGTAACGGTGAACGGTGTGGTCGAGGGCGAAGTGACCCACGGGCAGATGATGGGGGCCTACCTTTCCTTTCCTCTGCTTTGTCTGCAGTCTTATCTCGCAGCTCGCTGGGCTATGAGAGGCCATAAGGCCTCTTATTTAGTCAACGGTGATGACTGCTTGGTAAGCTCAGATGCTTACGTTTCGCCTGAGTCTTATCCTCCTGGTTGGAGGCTTAACGACAAGAAGACGATACGGAGCGAAGTAGTGGCCGAAGTTAACTCGACCGCTTTTCTAAGCGGAGGTGGTAGATGGCGCGAGGTGCGTCATCTGAGGAGAGGAGGTTTTCAAACCGATTTTAAAGGGATGATGCACGCTGCGAGCGCAGTGCGCTTTTCCCGCGAGTGGACGGACGCGTTCATCCGCTCTCGAATCGGTAAGAAATGGGGTTTCCTACCTCACCAGCTCCGTCTTCATCCTAAGTCGTATCCTGCTTTTTGCAGGACTAGGGGGATGTGGCATCGGCTTTTTACGCCTTTGCCACTCGCCCCTTCTGAAGATGTGAGTCCGGAGATCCTTGGCCTACGTAGGGCTCTGGATCCTGACGAACGAATGGCTTTTACTGCATGGCAGTGGTCACACGGTCGGGATGGTGGTAGGAAAAGAGACGTTTACTCGCCTAGCGTGGGCGAGTTACGTAGGACATACGCGTACAGAGTTGTAAAGCCCTGGTCCCGACTTAGCTACGTGTCTAAGTTGGCATCGTTAAAATACGATGACGCGTATGGAAAGATGGAGGTCGATATGCAATTCGTTCCTGACGAATACATTTCGATAAGAGAGATGCGTGCCATTAGGGAACAGAATTTCTGTTTCCCACAAGTTGATGGCTAATTTACATCGGTCTCTTGGCGTCCCATAGTTCTGGCAACAGAATTGTCGCGGGGCGTTTGACGTCACATGCTGATAAGCAAGCGATAGTGA